CAGGTCCAAGTGACTAGTAATGATGTATCAGTGATCTACCAAGGTGACGTAATCCTCGGCCGTTTGGCCATGGGGGCGGACTACCTGAATCCCGCTGCTGCTGTTGAACTGTATGTAGGCGCTTCTGCACCTTCTGCATTCTGATAATTCGTTCTCTACAGGGATCCTTCGGGGTCCCTTTTTTTTAATTATATGGCTTTTCCTACCACTAATTCTGCACAGGAACTTCCTGCAGTAAATCAAATCCTGCAGTCATGTGGTCAAGCGCCTGTGACTTCTCTAGATCAAACCAACCCGGACGTTGCGATTGCTTATAGCACCCTTACTCAGGTGTCTCAAGAAGTCCAGGCTGAAGGATGGACATACAACATTGAGTACGATTTTGAGTTTACTCCTGATACTAACAATGAGATTCTGATTCCAAACAATGTGATTCAGATTGACCCAGCTCCTGAGTACACCTCAATGGATGTCGTTAGACGGAGTGGCAAGCTGTACGACAAAGTCAAGCATTCCTATACCTTTACTGAAAAGCTTAAGTGTGATGTGGTTTGGTTGTTTGATTGGGTTGACCTACCAAAACCAATTCAAGATTACATTGTCGCTAGAGCTGCAACTATTGTGTCATCCAGGATTGTAGGTGACACTACACAGTTTCAAATGCTCGGACAGAAAGAAGCGTACAACCGTGCAATGGCTCTTGAGTACGAATGCAATCAAGGTGATTACACATTCTTTGGGCACCCTAGAGGTAACAATGCTTATCTCCCTTACAAACCGTTCCATGCTTTGTTTCGCTAATGGCAGCAGTAACACAACGAATCAACAATTTTTTGGGTGGTGTTAGTCGCCAACCAGATTCAAAGAAACTTCCTGGTCAGGTACGCGAATGTTTAAATGCATATCCTGATCCAACATACGGCCTTGTTAAAAGGCCAGGCTTTAAGTTCCTTGATGTGCTGAAAGATACTGGGGGTTCAGCCTTATCGTCTACAGCTCTGGACAATGCCAAGTGGTTTTATATTAACCGTGACACAGATGAACGCTACATCGGATGCATAGCTGGTAGTGATATTCACATCTGGAATGCTATCCCTGACAACAGCGGTAACTTTGTCAAAGCTACAGTAACCACTTCTAACAATGGTGTCAGTGGTTATAACCCGACAGCCTATTTAAATACTATCAAAAAAAATTACAGTGTTCTTACTGTACAAGATACGTCAATCATTACTAACTCTACATTTACTGTAGCCAAAAACGCTGACCCTTCTTATACCGCTGGACTGCAACACACAATTAGATTGACTGGTGTTGAATACAGTGCTGAGTATAAGGTTACTATTGGTAGTCAGTCATATACAAAGACTACACGTAATGCTGACAACTTTGGTACTACAGGAAACAACAAAGCATTAGCTGCTGACGATATCCTGACTGATTTAGAAACTGGTATTAATGCTCTAAGCATTTCAGGTCTTACTGTTACAAGACTCGCTACAAGCATCGAACTGTCCAGTACATCAGCCATTGTTGTTACTGCTTCAGGAGGTAAGGATTCGACACTTCTACAAGCATTCTCAAGTCAAGTTGAAAATGTCGGCAAGCTTCCTGAACAGTCTGTACAAAACAGAATTGTCAAAATTATCAACACAGAGTCAGCAAGTGATACTTACTATGCAAAGTTTATTCCTAACTTTGGAACTTCTGGTCCTGGTTTTTGGGAAGAAACTTTAGGGTTTGGTATGTCCAACGGTTTGGACACAACGACTATGCCACATGAGCTTGTCAATACAGCCCTTAATACATTTGTCTTTCAACCTGTTTCTTACACAGCCAGGTTAGTTGGTGACGATACTACCAATAGCCACCCATCGTTTGTTGGTAATACGATTCAACAGGCATTCTTTCACAACAACAGACTTGGTTTCTTGACCTCTGACAATGTCTCTATGAGTCAAAGCGGAGAGTTCTTCAACTTCTACCACACGTCTGCATTAGCTCAGACTGACTCTGACCCTGTGGACATTAACTGCTCCAGCATTAAACCTGCTGTTCTTCATGCGGTTACACCTACAGCACAGGGTCTGATTCTGTTTAGTAAGGCTCAGCAGTTCATCATGTTTAGTGATGATCAGGTTCTGACACCTAGTACAGCAGTCATTCGAGGCATCTCAAACTATGAAATGGATCCTGATATCGATCCTGTTGACGTAGGTAACAACCTTGCATTTGTCAGTAAGACTCCTGGCTATGCACGTATTTTTGGCATGCAGACTCGTGGTTCTCAAGAGAATCCAATCGTTATTGACATCAGTCGGATCGTTTCCGAGTGGGTTCCTGATACGGTTGAAAATCTAATTGCTAGTCCTGCCAACAGTTTTATCGCTCTGTACGGTCCTAGTTCCCCATATATCTGGTATTACCGTACCTATAACGATGGTCAGCAGACATTACTACAGGCATGGTATCGCTGGTATATGCCCGGTAATGTTCATAATGCCGTTGTTGACAACGACCGTATGTACTGTGTTGTTAAGGAAAGTGGTGAATATATACTGTTAACAGCAAGTCTTACCCAAACTCCAGAAGATCAAATTCTTGTCAACAGTAATGGTCAACAGATAAATCCATACATTGATATGTATGCAGTTGCCTCTTCTGTTACTTATGATGCTACCACCAAACAGTCAAAGTGCTATCTACCATTTAATGATGTTAGTAGCCTTAGTCCTGTACTAATCATTAAAGGTTCTGGTACAAATAACTTTAATGGCGTTACGGAATCTGGCTTTACTATTTCACCTACACGTGGTACTGATGGGACAGGTGATTATTTTGTCGTTCCTAATAAAGATCTGACAACACAAGCCTCTGACGTAATCGTCGGTTATAAATTTGACTACGATATTCAACTTCCTACTATTTACTTTGCCCTAGACCCTGAGGCAAAGCAAACAGATTTCACTGCTAATGTAACTATCGCCAGGATGAAATTTTCTGTTGGATTGTCTAGTGGTTTAAGCTTTAAAATTAAAGCCAAAGGAAGAGAGGAATGGAGTGATGTTACTCCAACTCTAGATGCTAACTATTACCTAGCTGATGATGTGCCTCTAGAAGAGCAAAACGTATTTACTGTACCTCTACATCAACGATCAGAAAATGTTTCTGTTCAACTTTACAGTGATACGCCATTTCCAGTTTCATTGATTTCAATGATGTGGGAAGGAAACTACTCACCAAGATTTTATAAGAGAATTTAATTATGGCACTTGGAACCATACTAAGTATTGGCTCTCTTGCCGCCAGTGTCTTTGGCATTGGTGCTGGCATCGCAGGAGCTAATGCTAGTAATAAGGCTTCTGCAAAAGCTGCTAAAGAACAGTTTGAGCAAGCCAAAGAGTTAGATGAGTTTGACTGGGAATCAACCTTACGTAAGTATGAGTACGCTAAAACTGTTGTAGATTTACAAAGGCAGACATCTGACAATGTTTATAACTACAAAACTGAACTGGCTGCTCAAGGTTGGCAACAGCAAATGGCAATGCGTGAGTTTGAATACAAAAACTCAGTTGAAGCATTTAATAGATCTGAAGAACAGTTCGAGGATCAACGAGCTATAAATACTGTTTCATCAATTCTCGCGCAAGAAGAGGCTACACGTAGCTTTAACGAAGCGCAGATTTCTATGAACTTCCAAAAGGAGGGTATGACCCGTGACCTTTATAAGGCTTTAGATGTTTCTGCTTTTGTCAAAGCTGATCTAGAACGAGAACGTAACTATGCAATTGGTTCTGCTTCTATAGAACGCCGAAAAAATGAACTTGGTTATCAAATGAAGGCCGTTGACAGTGCTTTCAAATCTCAAGAAAACATGGTTGCTAGTCTTTTAGGCGAAGGCCAGTCACGTAACCGTGGTGCTGGTAGAAGTTCTGGTAAAGCCGTTCAAAGTGTGCTTGCTCAAGCCGGAAGGCAGCAGGCACAGATCACACAAAATATGGCAGATGCAGGGAAGCAGTTTCAAATACAAGCTAGATCAATCGATCACACAATGGTCAATGCCATCAACAATGCTGACCTTCAAATGGCTAAGCAAGACAATGACATTGACTATAAACGTCAAGAATACAATCAAGGTTTAAGAGAACTTCAAGCTTCTATGGATAGTGCTGAGGCAGCCTATAGCAGCAATCTGATGAAGATTAATCGAGATCAACAGGCTGCTGATATGCAGGCTCATTACAACAGGATGATTGAACCATCTATGGGTCCAGAAATTCCGAAGCCTATTGAGCTTCCCAAGTCTGTATTCCTCGACCCTCTTAAACCTATTCGAGGCCCTAAACCAAAGAAAAACGCTCCTCAATCACAATCTTCATGGACAACATTTGCTAATGCAGCATCTGGTGTTGGTGATGCAATTGGAACTGTTGGACAGATTGGTAAATTGGCTGGCTGGTTTTAATTAATTAATCATGGATTAAATGTCTAAATTCAAAGGGTACGCCCAAGCATCTGGATTTAAAAATATACAGCTCCCCGACAAATCAAAGAGAACCCGTGAGGAAGGCGAGCGTACGATAAGTCGTATGCAGCGCAACTTTGAGATTGAACGGGAAAATACGTTAGCTGTTATGAATGCCTTGAACGATAAATATCGTATTGAGGAGCAAAATCGACAGTTTGTTTTTGATCTCGAAACTGAGAATCGTAATAACATTCGCAATCGTATGGCTGAAAACGCCAAGGTTGTGAATGAAAATAATCAGCAACAGATAAGGCAAACACAAGCGAAGTATGAAGCTCTGGCTAGCTTGTCCGCAACAGCAGGGAAAGTCACACTAGAACAACTTCAAGAAAGAGACAAAGCTGGTAAACAAAAAGGAGAGCAATTAGCAAATACTATTGCATTAGCCGGTGGTAGTTATTCTGACATCCTTTATATGCGTCAGATTGACAAGGCGCATATTTCTAACGATGAAAAGTTTAGATCAATTGTTGACCGGCTTAGAGCCAATGGTGCTCCGAATGACATTGTTGATCAAATCCGTAATGCTAATTCATCTACCCTTTATGGATTAAACAAAACACTTCTTGTTGAAGCTGGTCTTAATTATCCACAGGAACTTGCAAGGTTTGAAACTCAGCCTTTGCAACTTGCTGATGGTACTGACAGCCCTAATATCACGCTTGGTGCAGCACGTGGTATGGGTGATAAATATAAGGAACTTGTTGAAGCTCAGGAACTTAGAAATACTTCTGAGTACATGGCACAGTTCCAAGGTCAAGATAACGACCCGATGGTTTCACGTTATCTTTACCCAAAAATGGTAGAAGCTGAACGTGCTTCTGCCAGAGGGCATGCTGCAGAAAAACTTCAGAGAGGCAGACGTGAAGATGAGTTGTCGCTTAGGGAAACCATTCGTACTAACTTCAACGATGCTAATGGACATCAAACTAATATTAACTTCATTCAGAACTCAACAAACAAGCGTACTGCTCGTTTTTTAATGGGTGAAGTTTATCAAGAGATGGCCGCTAGCGGTGCGTGGGGTGATTCCCGTAAAGCTAATACTATTTTTGATGACTTGTTAGATACTAAAATATCTATTGGAGGCCAACCCCCAAAAACTTTCCGTGAACTGTACGGACCTGAAGGTACTAATGATCCATGGATTGCTGATGTTCGTAGTGCTATTTACAACTATGATAAAGAGCTAAAAGGTAAACTTGCTGAACAAAAGAAGGAAGCTAATCTTGTTAAAGAAGAGCAAATCTTTCAGCAACTCCACAACAATCTTACCAATGGTGGCGAAGGTAACTTTTCCAAAGCAGCCATGGATGAAGTTCTTGAAAGGATGGAACGTGAAGGTATTCCCACTGATAGAGTTAAAGCTTTATTAGAGGATAGTACTTACAGTGCAGTCTACGCAAGGCAAACAATCGCGGAAGCACGTGAGTTGCAACGCCAAGGTCAACTTACACTTGACTTCTTTGATGGTATTACTAACAAAGAAGTGCTTGCTGAATTCTCTGAGTTTATGGCTGCTCAAGAAGCGTATCGCGGACAAATGCCACTCACGACTGAAGGTGTAGAGAAAGCACTTGAGGAACACCTTAAGCAACAACTTAAACTTGAAACGACAATTACTGGCGCGTACATAAAAGATGATGCCTTTAAGTTT